TTCTCCGATCTGACTGGGCCATTAAAAGTCGTGTTTGCCATAATTTTTTCTCCCGAAAAAGCCTATCGTCTTTGGCTTCGTCTGCTAGGTCAGTCGATAGGTAAAGTTACCCTAGTTAATAAGTTCCCTTTAATATTACTTCTAAACGGGATAAATATAAAGAAAAACTTAGGTTGATGGGGGTTGAGTAAGAAACCCCCCCATCACAGGTTCCATTTAGCTTATGCTCCGGGACTGCCAAAGACAGTTCGAGGGTCAGACCACCCGAACGAATATCTTTCGCGAGCCTTGTAACGTACGTTACCGGTATCAAAATCCGCTTCCATCGAGGTTTTGATTGCTGCACGGTTAAACATTTTAAAACCGTTAGGACAATCTGTCTTGATGAACCACGCATCTGTATCAGTAAGATAATGATTAACAGTATAGCCTTCTGGGACCATGCCCATATTTCTAATAGCGTTAATGTCATTATCCGCCGTACCTACCCGCCCGGGAGTTTCCAATAAACGATCAGCGGTAAATTGAAGCTCTTTAGGAATAATTAATTTTAATCCCTGCAAAGCAACTTTTAAGCCGCGTTCGTCTGTGAATGCCGCAATATCGATCAATGCTTGTTCTAATGAAGTTTCATTCAGATCGGCTGCTGTTGAAAGCTCATTACGCAAATTAGCTCCACCCACAGTTGGATGGTCTGTTGCGCAAAGTTCTTTCGTGTCGCCGCCCGGATAACTACTATTAAAAGCATTATTCAATACCGCTGCACCTTTGACTTGCTTGGTGTTCGACATACTTCTGGCAAGCGCTCGAGTGTATCTTGCTGACAATTTGTCATAAAGATTATCCTCGACAGCTTCTTCAGTAATGCTGAAAGCCAAAGCAATCGTTTCGTGGGTATACCTTGATGTAAACGCTTCTTGCGCTTGATCAAAGGCTACTCCCGCTCCTTCTGATTTAACGGGGGCTGTGTCAAAACCGGTGAGCATGACCTCTTCTTCAAAAGCCCGGTCACTAGATTCAGTATCGAATATTTGTTCGTGTTCCTGATCATAGCGTCCGTACTCAAGTCCGAAAAGAGCATTTAAGCCTGGAAGCAACTCTTTTACAAGTTGCGCTCTACTTATAGCCATTATTTACTCCTAAGTTCCTGCTACACCACCACGCATATAATGCTCATTAATCAAAACGACTAAGTTTGCATTATCTGCCGTGAGGTCTCCGTTAGAATCGTCTTGGACCACACCAACAATCTTTAGCTGAAGCGCTAATGTCGTGTTGATGGTGCTAGAGTCAAGTTCTCTGGTTGCAACGCCCGTTGTCGTACTACCACCAATGCCGTCAGTATCGGCATTTCTACCTATACATGTCACAGCTGAAGCACCATCTGCTTGTACTAGAAACAGTTGGTTAGGGTCGTCATAGATATATGCTTCTATGGCGCCACTTCCGAGTGCTGTCGTGTCGGCTGGGTAATAGTTCTTAAAGGTGGGAGTTCCGTCAGAAGCAACATAGTAACAGTGTGAAAACACACCGACAATATTGGCAGAACTAGCTGCCGCAGTTTCAATATAACCACCGTTGAATATGGTAATGTCACCTTGATAGATGCTTGTGTCATATCCCGAGGGATTAATATTGTACTTATTTGCTTGCTGAACCGGCCATCCGGCACCTTTATATGGACGAAGCCCAAAGGCTTTATCTACATTGGCCATTTATTTCCTCCGAAATAAAGATGAACGATTACTATTTGGTACCTAAAAAACTTACTTTTCGTCAGCTTTTCTAGTACCGCCCATTGTTACACGTGTTTGTCGGTTCGGTTTATGTACCGACATGGAAGGATGAGTGCCGTCCCTAAACAAATCATTGTCAACTGCGTCCATTTGACCTTCGGTCCGAGTTTTAAAATAAACCTCGCGCTCGCCAACTGTTTCTTTAGGTATACGGGCTAATATCAGCCCTCCTACCCCAATAGCCCCTGCGTGTTTGCCTTCTTCAACTACGGGAGATTCAAAATCCGGATATTCGTCTGCTCTCACAGGTTCATATCCTTCGCGGAGTTTCGCTGACATGTTTTTGGTGTCAGCTTGTCCACGGACTTCGTATCTAATCCATCGATGATGATAGCCTTCAGGTGGCTCGGGTGCATCCAGTGCGGATGGTGGAGACCAAGGTTTACGTCGTGCTTTTTTCTCACGACTCTCGGTCTCGCGTGAAGTTCGAGTTGTTTCTTTTACGTTTTCATTGGACTCAGCCATTTTGTTACTCCTTCACGTATTTAGCGTACTCTTCTAGTGGCACACCAAGTTTTTTAGCTATAGCGACCTGTGATGGTGTGAGTCTCACAGTCTTGCTGCGCCCTTTTTTCGGACTGCGTGTAGCAGATGCAACTGTCTGGACGGGACGAGTTTCCGTTCCAGAAGAGGCTCCATTAAACTTATGTGGAAACTCTTCTCTCATTCTTTTATCAACTTCATTGTAGTATTGATCAGAAGAAGGATCAAATCCTTCTTCTTCGGTCAACTGACGATGGACCACAAAACTGGTCATGGTCATGGCTGTATCTTCACCAAACCATGAATTTTTTTGTGCCCATGCTTCCGCCTTGGGATCTGGCGGTGCAGGAGCTTCATTGGGTTGTTTGAGTGCGGTTGTTTGTATTGTTTTATTAGCCAAACTTTGTCGAACTTTTCTTTGGTCATTAAGTTTTTTCAAGTTCTGTGCTTCAACCGCGAGACGCGCCAATTTTTGCTGCGACTCAACTTGCTTATCAACGTCATCGTTTTCCGTGGCTTGTTTTAAAGCCGCCTTGGCTGATTCCGTTTCTGTAGTAATTCGGTTGGCAAATTCAATAATGTAATTGCCGTCCAAAGCTGTGTTTCTATTTTTAAGACTTGAATTTTCTTTCTGCACATTTTGTGCGTAATCCGTTGCCGCTTTTTCCCGGCGTTCAGCTTCCCGCAATCTTCCTGTCAGCTTGTTTATTCGCTGCTGCACATTCTTGCTATAGTCTTCAAGCTCCTGTTTTGGCTCTTCGATTTCTTCTACCTTGATTTTTTCGGTAGTTTCTTGGGGAGGTGTTTCGGCTGCTACTTCTGTGATTATTGCGCCTTTTTCTGGAAGTTCGACATCAACGGCTGGGCCGGTAACGTCCAAATCAACCATTTTCTCTTCATCTGTTTTTGTTAGTTCTTGTCTGGGCATGGGTCTATCCTCATGTTTTTAATAGTTATGCAGAATTGCTTCTGGGTCAGATATTTTCGCAATAATTTCATCATCATTCAATATCTTAACTTCTCCTCCTTCGATTTCAAATCGGGAACCTGCGTATCTCCCGAATAAAACCCAGTCCCCGGATTTACACCAAGGACCTGTTGGAAACTTGTTTTCATCATGGTATGCGAGCGGTCCGGTCTTTAACACATAACCGAGAACCGTGGCTATTTGCTGACGTTCCACTGTTTTTTCAGTGAGATAAATCCCTCCGTCAGTTTGCCCCTTTCCGCGATAAGGAAGAATAAGAATGCGCCATCCTGTCGGATCAGGCAATTCTTCCAGTAAAGAGGAGGTTATTTTTTCGGGATTTAATTTTTCTCCGTCAGTTTTCTTTTTACTGACGTTTTCATAGGCTTTTTGAATGCTTGTTTTCCCTTCTTCTTCCTGTGCCCATTTTTGCTCTAAAATAGAGGTTGCGTCACTCATAACTTTCTCCTAGTTTGTCCAGTAACGTGGTAATTTCCGATATTACATAGGACAAAGCCTCTGTTTGACCGGTCAAATTGCGATAGTGCTCCCAGTCTTTAACTTCTCCACTGAGCATCATCGTTTGTATTCGTTGTTCTTTTTCCTTAATTATTTTAAGGGCTTTGTAAGCAAAATCTATGGCGTCAATTGTTCCTTCTCCTGTTTAACCTGCCAAGTCCCCGATTATAATGTCGTTGGTGGTAAACGGATCATAGGGTTCCTTTTTTAATGGGTCCTTGTGCGGTGGCAAAGTAACGGGTTCCGGGACTTGGGGTTCTGGAACAGGTTCAAAGTATCTTGGATCTATTCCTGAAGGGTATAAATCCACCCCTAATGTTGTTGGTATATCAAAATTATATTGTGCAGGATCTCCAAAGTTTAGTGTCCCTAGCCCTGTGGACGAAGTAGCCCCTGTTGTAGATGCTCCACTAAAAGGTGTTGTTCCGGCAAACTGATTTGTTCCCATCAAAGAATAAGGGTCTACTTCTCCATAAGGGCTTGTAGGAAAAGAACCCGGTGTATAAGGCTGAGTAAAATCCATTTCCGGCACTCCTGTTCCTGTATCGCCAGTAGCCGCTAAAGCTGCCTGAATGGCTTGGTTAATTGAACCGCCTTGACCCAATGCTCCTTCAAGGGCACTGCCAATAAGTCCTTGTATTCCTTCTTCACCCATGTACCCGGATTCTGCCAACATTGCCTCAACCTGTTCTGTAGACATTCCCTGAGCCATTGCGGCATCAATCATTTGTTGTACTGATTCGGCTGTAAGGGCGTCTTCCGCTGGAGTTGTTTCAATTCCCGCTATGGCATCAGAGATCATTGTTGCAATTTCATCTGCACTCAGCAATCCACTGTCGCCAACATAGTCACCGATCATGATTGCAATATCTTCAGGGGACACTCCATCTTCCAAAGCCTGCGCAATCATTTGCTCGATTGTCTCTATGGTTGGAACACCTTCTTGAACGGCTGCAATTGCGTCCAGAATTTGATCATCCGTCATTTGCTCACCATATTGATCCTTAATTATGGCGGTAATTTGTTCAGCGGATAGTCCTTGGTTCAAAGCCTCTGCAATCAAAGTATTTACTTCATCCATCATTGTGTCGTATTGTCCTTGTTGAGCTTCAGCGATTGCGTTCATGATGTCATCATCCGTCATTTGCTCGCCATATTGTTCTTGTATCAAGGTAAGAATCTCTTCTTCGCTCATTCCCTGTGCTAGGCTATCTGCAATCAGTTTATTAACTTCATCCATCAAAGATGTATATTGGCCTTCTTGGGCTTCAGCGATTGCGTTCATGATGTCGTCGTCGCTCATCGTTCCACCGGAAACCTCTTGTATCATGGCAAAAATATCTTCTTCACTCATTCCCTGGAGTTGGGCATTGTTAATCATTTGTTGGATCATTTCCGGGGTAAGAAATTTGGATGCACTGGCTTGTATGGCTTGGTCAATATCACTTTTGCTCATGTAGTTACTCAAGTCCACATCGGCACCAGTTGATTCCTGAATCATTCGCAGAACATCGTCTTCGCTCAAGGAATCCGTTTCTCCCAAAGCCGTATTAATAGCGTCTTGAACCTGTTGATTGGTCAAAAAATCAGGAAGCCCCATTTTTTGCAAAACATTGGCTTCAATCTGACCGGTGTCCATTCCTTGAAAAAGCTCTTTTGCATCGGCAGCGGTCATAACATCACTGAAATCAAAATCTCCGGTCTTTGCATATTCGCTCAAGTCCGGTGCGTATCCGGCAAGGGCTGCTTCAATAGCTGCTTGTGTATCTCCGGTCTTTGCATATTCGCTTAAATCTGCTTCCGCCGGTGTATATTCAGGAGTATAACCGGCAAGCGCCGCCTTAATGGCTGCTTCCATTTCTCCTGTTGTTGAATATCCCCCTAAATCTGGTCCTTCCGGAGTATAACCGGCAAGCGCTGCTTCGATAGCCGCTTGTGTGTCTCCCGTCTTTGCATACTCCCCTAAGTCCGGTCCTTCCGGAGCGTATTCACCCAAGGCTTTCTGGATAGCAGACTCGACATCGCCCGCTTTTGCATACTCTTCTAGGTTTGGTGCATATTCGCCCAAGGCTTTTTGAATAGCGGCGTCTATATCTTCTTGGCTCATTCCTCCAGGCACTGTTGTATCTGTGTTTGTGCTGCCTGGTAGTTTTTTGTCTTTGGGCAAATTCGGTGTATCAAAATCTCCCGCTTCCAGTCTATCGATAAGCGGTTGCAGCATTCCAGCCAAACCCGGATTGTTTGCTATTCTTGCCTTCATGTCAGGAATATCAGAAACCGAATAGGTTTTGTCCGCTGGACCATAGACAAAGCCTTCGCTGCTTGGCGTTACTGGTTTTGGACGTCCTGCTGGCATTATTTTCCTTTGGCTTTAGGCTGATTCATTTTTTCACGGGATACTTTTGCCCTGAGTGCGGCAATGTCTTCCTGACTGCGGATCTTCTCTTCGTCCATTTCGTCACGTTTTACCATTTTCTCCCGATCCAGTTCAAGTCGTTCCTCACTGATCTTCTTATCGTCTTGGTTCTCCTGTGA